CCGCCCAGTGCGAAGCCGAACGAACCGGACGAACCGCTCATGCTGGACAGCGAGAACTGACACCCGAACTCGTAGGTGCCCGCCACCAGCGTCACCTGACCGCTGCCCGTCACGTCGAACAGCGCCTGCGCCGCCGTCTGGCTGGTCAGCGTGTTCGTGGCTTGCAGCAGAATGAACTGATCGGCCAGCACGACGCCGCGCTGGGACGTGGCGCCCGTCATGAAGAACGCGGGGTTTTCAAACTCGAACGTGCCAGTCGTCGCGCTGCCGAGCGGGTCGCTGGTAAGGGTGATTTGAGACATGGTCGCTCCGTTACAGGATCACCCAGCGCGAGCCGGATGGAATGGTGATGGTGACGCTGCCGTTGACGGTCAGCGGGCCGGTGGAAGATGCGTTCTTGCCGGACGGGATGGCGTAGGACGTGGTGATGATCTGGCTGTTGAGAATGAACACCTCGTCGCCGCCAGCACCCGTCGCACCGCCGCCGATGCCCGCCCAGCCAGACGCGCCGTAGCCTTCAAAGGCGCTGGTCGTGCTGTTGTAGCGGATCATGCCGACGATGGGTTCGTCAGCGATGGCCGTGCCCGCTGCGACGGTCTGCGAGACGCTGACCGTGTAGGTGCCGACGCCGCCCGCGCCCGTCAGGAAGTCGGTGACGCGGGTGCCCGCCGTGACGCCCGTGCCCGTGATCGTGGCTCCGATGTAGAGCGCGCCGCTGGTGACGTTGGTGATGGTCAGCGTCGTGCCGCTGATCTGGCCCGTACCGCTGAACGCGCCTGCGCGCTGAACCGTCGAGCCGACCGGCAACTTGGCCTGGCCGGTGCCGCCCATGTAGAGGTACTGGTCGATGCTGACCGTCTGCGAGGCCGACAGCAGCCGTCCGCTGATGGTCTTGGACCCCGTGATGTTCTCGGACGCCGTCAGCGTGGCAACCGCCGTAGTGCCCGTGAACGTCGGGCTGGCCGTCAGCGCGACCGTGCCAGTGGCCGCCGGGAAGGTGACTGTGTTGGCCCCTGCCACCGCCGGAGCGACGAGGTCAATGTAACCGGAGGTAGACCCGTACAGCCGGACAAGGTTAATGTTAACGGGCGGGATGCCATCAATGTGGTCGAACGTGCCGATCAGCGTGTCAAGGCTGTCCTTGAGGATGAACTTGTAGGCGTCGCCATAGGTCAGCCAGACCTCGTCCGGCGGGCGGCCCGCAGCGTCAAGGATGATCGGGTTGGCGTGCGCCGTGCCGCCCGTGTAGTCGGTGTAGGTCGCCTTCGGCGTGGTCGTGCCTGCCGCATAGGTGAAGATCTTGCCGCCCGACAGCGGATCGCCGTTGTCGTCGAAGAACTGCGCGCCGGGGTTGGCGAAGGGTGACAGGTTGACGGTCATGGTGCGAACCTAGCGTAAAACGGGTTGTCAGGCAATCTGGTAGTTGACGTTGTAGGCGTAGGTAGCCGCTGCGCCCGACGGCGCGTCCAGGCGAAACTCCAGCAAAGGTCCGGCAGCAACGACAGAGCCTACGGCGGTGACGCCGCTGGCCGTGGTGACAAACACGCCTGCCGCCGTGGACAAGGACAGATCGTCCAGAACCGGAGGCGTCATCTGGAAGACGGTATTGCCCGCCGCGATGGGGTCGAGCGTGAACGTGCCCGTCAGCGCAATGACCGTGCCCATCTGGTTGGCGAAGCTGGCGCCCGCCGTCACGGTGGTCACGTTGGTGACGGGGGTGAAAACAGGGGTGAAAACCGTCGGGGTCGGCAGGTAGGTATGGATCGTGTCAAAAAAGCGATACCATTCCCGCGAGACAAAAACCGGCGGCGGCGGGGGATCGGCGTTACGGCCGGGGGTCACGCCAATCCGCGAGCGTTCGTTGATGGCCACGCGCTGGGCCGGTATCTGGCTGGCGTTAGGTTGAAGTGCCATCGAGGATCAACTCCGCGCCCATGATGACGATCTTGGTCGGGTCAGTGCCCGACACCTCGTAGACGCGGTCGCGCAGCTTCTGCGTCATGCCAAGCCGCCGCCAGAAGACGCGCTGGCCATAGCGACCTATGGCGCCGAGGCTGGTCCAGTGCTCGCGCGACCAGGTGTGGCCTGCATCGTCGGACCAGCGCAGCATGGCCTGCGGGTCGCTGCCCTGCCCGTTGTTGATGCCTACGCCGCTCTCGCAGTCGAGCTGCATCGTGTGGTGCGCCGTGCGGCGAAGATTGTTGGTGCCGACCGGCAGCGCCCGCCAGGACCGCAACCACTTCTGCGGCTGGTCATCGTCAGCGAACACGTCGAGATCGAAGGCGTAGATCCGGCCATCCTCGTAGTCGCCCACGATGGTTTCGTTGTTGAAGTTCATCTGGCAGTTCGACCTGTGCCGCGTGAACTGGCCGTTGGTCAGCCCCGCCCGCTCATGCCATGCGCCCGTGATCGTGTCATAAGCCCACGTTGCGTTGGCGGTGGGGAAGGTCAGGACGTAGAACTTGTGGCCCTCCTGCTGGTAGGAGTAGGCCACGGCGTCCGAGATGGTGCTGTAGTTCTGGATGGCGAACTCGACCGCATGGGTCGAGATGCGCTCGCCACGATAGCCGGTCGCCTGATAGACGATGCCTCGGCCGCGCGCGTCGGCGCCCAGCCAGAACAGCGTGTTGTCCAGCTTGGCGACCGAATAGACGGCAGCGCAGCCCAGTTCGTTGAACGCGCCCTGGATGCGCTGGAGCGGGAAATCGGCGGTGCCCGCGTTGTACCAGACTTCGGTTGTGCCCGTGCCAAACAGCCACGCCTCGCGGTGATCGACGTTGACGGAGATCAACTGGTCCGGCGCACCCTCCGCGCTGGCGAAGTCCAGCGGATCGACACTGGTGCCGTCCAGCAGGCTGGTCACCCAGACCTTCTGGCTGTTCGGCTCGTTGAACACAAAGTAGCCGTCCAGATAGCCGACCGTGGACGCGCCGGGGAAGTCAGGGTCGCCTATGGGCGCGAACGCGCCCGTGGTCATGTTGTAGATGTAGCCGTCCGGGTCGGACGCGATGAAGATTTGCGTGCCGTTGTCCGCGATGGACACCGGCCCGGAACCGTTGATGGTGCCAAGAAACGTCGTGTTGTAGGACGTGTCGATCTTGTACAGGCCTTGACCGGACACGACGTAGCCGTCGGAGCCCGTGATCTGCGGCGACCACAGCCCCCGGATCGGGCCGGTGCCGATGGTGGCAAGCATGCGCAAGCCCGGCGCACGGTTGAGAAAAGCAGGCTGCTTGCCGCCTTCCGGCACCACCTCGGGGAACAGATTGACCATGCGGCTGTCCGCAGCGTTGACGCTGCGGGCGATATACGCTGATCCAAGGATCGGCGTCTGCATCAGAAATTCCCCGCGTAAATGGAGTAGCGTTGGCGCGTGCCGACGATGCTGTAGGGCAGCGCCATGATGTCGTCGGGGTTGTTGATGCGCTTTAAGTTGCGCTTCGATGTCATGGCGATGCGCTGCACCTGCCGGGACGGTTCGGTGCCGAACTCAGGAGCCAGTTCGCAGGCAAGGTTGTAGCGGAAGCAGCGCAGGTAGCCGGGCGGGAAGGCCAGATCGGTCGCCAGATTGGCGGGCTGGGTCAGTTCCTCAATCGAGACGACATGGAACTCCAGCACCTTGGTCGGCACCGGGTAGACGTACATCTCGATGTCGGGATAGGTCATGTTGACCCAAAGCACCTGCGGGTAGGTCGAGGTGACCGTCTTGACCGCGATGCCGTTGTACTGCTGCTGGTTGATCAGCTTGAGGCCAAACGAGATGCCGTTGGCCGGGTCGCGGAAATAGGTGCTGTCGTCGATGCTGACCGGGCGGTTGGCGACGATGTCGCCAGTCGGCCCAAATGTGCGGGACCGCTGGTTTGACGGCCAGGTGACATCCTGGTCCTGTGTCGAGAAGACGGCGAGACGCTCAGTGTTCCACGACTGGATCATCTGGTTCATGGCGGCCAGCGCGTCTTGCGACGTTTCGGACGAAGGCGTTTCGCCTTCCGCCAGCACGCCCAGAAGCCTCAGAGATCCGTTGATCAGGTCGCCAGCCGTCGTCATGTCAGTCGTCCTGCGTTACGCGGGGCCGCCCCCGGCGGCGCGGTTCGGCCAGCACATTAGCCTCGACCGGCTCGTCAGGCAACTGCTGCGCGTCGGGGTCGAAACGTGTCCACCCGTGCATCTCGTCGTACTGCGCTTCCATTTCCATTGTGGCGATCTTCACGCCGTGCTTGGGATGGGACAGGTAGATACAAGCCATGTGTCCTCCAGATAAGGGGCGGGCGGTCCGAAGACCGCCCGCCTGTTGGTTACGAGATGGCGTAGAGCGCCCAGGCGGCGTCGCCCGACTTGCGGGCGCGGAACGCGCGGACCGTGCCAGCGGTGGCCGCAATGGTCATCAGACCCTGCGAGCCGCTGGTGCCGATGGACCAGCCCGTGTTGGTGACCACGGTGATGACACCGGAGCCCGTGACGTTGATGATGCGGAAGTCGAACGTGACGCCCGCCTTCGCGTTATCGAGGATCAGTTCCAGATTGGCCACGGTCGGCAGCGTGTAGGACGCCGTCGTCGTGGGGGAGCCCAGAATGATGCCGTTGGTGATCTGAGCGGCCGTCAGGGTCGCGGTATCAACAGCGGTGGTCGGGACCGGCGCAACGCTGATCTTGACCTCGTTCAGGTTACCGTCGTTGGACTGGTAGCCATTGCCTACGCTAGGGATTGCCATGTGTGTATCTCCTGTCTCTGCCTGTTAGCCCCAGATGCGCGTGGCCATCTGCGGACGGATGGTCGAGTAGCCGTACAGCACGTCGATACGGCACGGCAGGCGGTCGTTGTTGATATCGTACTGGCGCACGATACGCATCGAGATGCCGTTGTGAACCTGGCGGGAAGCCATGTCCACGCCGCTCGGCATGAGAAGGTCAGCCGTGGCGAACGAGATGGCGTCCTTGTGGTACACAAGGTTCTGCGGGTACGACGTCGAGGCAGCGCCGATGAAGGTCACGGCCTTGCCGGTGATCGTCAGCGTGCTGACGGTCGCCAGAGCGTTGGTGGGCGAGTAGAGCGCCGGGGAAACGCTGAGGGTGACAGCACCGCCAGAGGTCGAGGTCGCGGCAGCGGTCACGACGAACTGCTGAAGCGCACCCGTGCTTTCGCGGGTCTGCGGGTTGACGGCAAAGCAGTCGGCCACCGTGAACACGTCGCCCACCGCGAAGGTGAGCGTGTTGCCAGCGGAAGCAAGCGTGATGGTCGCAGCGCCTTCGGTTGCGTTGCCGTTGACCGTGGCGCCCGTCGCCGCACGCGAGCCAGTCGTGTGCTGCTTGATCGACTGGGACATGTTGATCTCCTCGTAGCCGAGGACGCCCTCTCCCATCATGCCGTTCTTGAACTGGCGGGAGATCGTGTCCACGGGGTTAAAGAGGCCCTTCATGCCTTCGACCAGACCCGCATTGGCCGCCGGGTTCACCGTGGCGTAGCGGTTCGGCATCATGGCGGCGGACTCGTTCAGCTTCTGCTGGGCCTGAAGCAGGACGAGCGAAGTGGCCGGGGTCGTGCCGGGAGTGCCGACAGAGGCGAAGATCGACTTGTAGGCGTTGGCAACGTCCGCGTCGATGGAGGACGCAAGCTGCGAGATACGCGGCTTGAGCACACGTTCGGCGAAGTCGTCGAGCTGCATGGTGAGTTCGGCGGACGTGAAGTTGACGCCGATGTGCTTCTGGCTGGAGACGGTGAGCGTGGTGTACTGCTCGTTGTCGTCCTGCACCTGAAGCGCCGCGCCGTCGGTCACCAGCGCACGGTCGGGCAGACGGATGCGGAGGGTGGAGCCGATCTTTGCGCCCTCGACGGCGAAGCTGTCGTCGTAAGCGCGGTTGACGTTGCGGGTGATCACCAGGTTGTTCTCAAGGCCACATGTTCAATCAGGTTCGCTACGCCTAATCCGTTCCTTTCGGAACTGCTGCATGTCACCATGCAGAGCAGACTATCTCTTCACCCTCCATCGAGGGGCTGTGCGCTTTGGGCCGCTTGGCCCTACTCCCTTTCGGGATAGTCGTTACACCTTACATTGATGAGGACAAACACCGCCGTTGCGATGCTTCCCGACCTGACAATTCATACATAGCACCTGATAACCGGAAGGAAAAGCATTTTTTCGCAGCCACAAATAGAACGCTGTGCCGCTGCTATTGTAAAGGCCGCTGCGGCGTTCTTGGCCACCATTGTTATGGATGTGGTCTATGGACAAAAACTTAGGTTCGGTTTCGCCGCAGCAGGCGCAAACATACCCGCCATAAGCGCCAAACACATCGTCGCGCATTTTGTTTTGGTATCGTTTGGTCTTATCGCGTTCTTGCTGGCGCATACGCGCCTCTTCCTCGGGAGAGAACGCCAGCTTGCGGTTACGCCACTCCCTAGAAAGTTCTCGGGACCGCTCCCGATTGGCCTCGCGCCACTCTCTCATGCGGCGGCGGTGCCTTTCAGGATCGCGGTCCCGATAACGTTGGGAGGCTTCTCTGTTCTTCTTTCGGAGAAGTTCTTCCGGTGTCAGGTCGGAATTGTTCTCATCTTTGTCTTGGCTCGGTGTTTTCATGTAACAATCGTAACATGAGGTCCACCGAATTCACACAGTTATTTTTCGAGGGGTTACCCCCAAGGGAGACCTAAAAGTTAATCTCCAGAGCCTTCCGGGTGATCATGTCAATTGTAAGAAGTGAATTGGCCATGACCTAAATGGTCCTTTCGTTGTTTAGTTAGCGTCTGCGTTGTGCCTCGTACTTCTTGATCTGGCGCTGGCGTTCTGCGTCAATCCATTCCGACGTTGACATGCTCTTCACAGAGCGCGGGTCGGTGGTGTCGTATGCAGGCGCACCGGAGGTGCGGGCCGTGACCGGAGCGATAGGAGCCGGGGCGGTTGAGGTCTTCTTGGCCGGAGGAGATGAAGCCAGTCTGGCCTCGATCTTCCCGATTTCCCGTGCCTGCAAGAGCGGGGCGAGACGCGCAATCCGTTCGGCTTCCTTCGGGTTCGAGCCCAGATGATAGATTACATCGGGACCGATCTCGGAAGCCTGAATGGTCTGCGCCATCGTTTCCGTGATGGAGAGCTTCGGGTTGTAGGCGACCTGTTCAAAGTCGTCGTACTTGCCTCGGGCTTCCTCTTCACGGTCCTGATAGGCTTCGAGCGTTGCCGTGCGTTCGGCTTCGGCTTCGCGCTGGGCCAGCATTTCTGCCGCCTTGCGTTCAGCGATGGCCTCCGCGTAGGCTTGCGCGTTGGTGAAGTCATCGGGCTTCAGCGGTTCCGGCAGTGGTGCCGGAGGCTGGGCTGTCTGCTTCCGCGCTTGCTCGCGATCCCATTTCCGTTGCTCTCTTGCGAGACGTTTGCCGACGATGGCGTCCAGTTCTTCCTGTGAGAAGGTCTTGGGCGCTTCCGTGGGCGTCGGTTCCGGCGATGAATTGTCTGTTTCGGACTCAGGCGCCGCCGTGGGGGCCTGTTCCGGCGCGGTCGCAACCGCTCGTTCGTTCTCGGACATTCACTTACCTTTCGGTTCCTGGCATCCGGCCAGTCGGGTTTCAGGCAATATCTTACGTTCCGGTTGTAATGTCAAGGTGCGGGCGGAACCGGAGCAGGCGGCTTGATCGGCGTGATCGGCGGAACATGAGCAGCCGCATCAGCCGCAGCCTGAGACTGGTCCCACTGATAAGCCTGCTGAAGGATGGCGTTCATCACGCTCTCAGCGTAAGCGGTGATGGCCTCTTCCGGCGTGGCGGGGCGCGTGATCCATGCCTGCTGCTGGATGAACTCAGGCGGGTCATTTGGATCGGGCTGATCCGGCGACCATGCGGGGTTTGGAATGTCGCTGATGACATTCTCCGTCACGCTGCCATAGGGCGTTGCAGCCATGAGATACGCCACAATGCGCTCGCTGTCAGCGTCGGACAGTTCCATCTGTACCGTGAGTGTAAGACTGGGGCTGACAACCCCGTAGTTGACCAGGGCCATTATTCAGTCTCCTGTTCGGGCTTCGGTGCGTTGGCGGCGGCGACGGCGGCTTCCAGCTTGGCGTAGAGCGGCACAGCCGCCTTGGCACCTTGAATGCCTGTCGCCTTGACTGCGGCGTCCAGAAGCGCACCGAGTGCCTGTACTTCGTCCTGATTGAGCGTGAGGATGACGGTGTTCATGGGTTCTCCGATTACCAAGTTGCAATCGCAACGCGCTTCCAAGTGTCAGTCGCGGTGCAGACATAGATGTAGTCAGCGTCATAGCGAATGTCGCCAGCGGTGCCCGTGCTGTTGTTTGCAGCAGGGGCCGTGCCTTGCAGGCGGTGCTGCGCGTCGATGGTGGTGTAGGCAGTGTCATCCGCAAGCCTGACCTGAAGCGTGGCGCTGGATTGCTTGAGGGCGGGGAAGTTGTTGTTGGTGCCGCCGAAGTTGATCCTGGCTGGGCTGGACCCTAAATCCAAGCGACCGGAGTCAATCTGGGCGTAATATGCGCCGACATAAAGCTGCCTGTTGCCAGCGATATACACATCAAAGACGGAACCACTAGACAGCACGCGAACGTTCCGCGCGGTTCCAGTTCCGCCCTTTTCGCTGCCAATTTCCAACAGGTTTGAAACCCAGCGCATGAACCCGCGCTCATAATTGCTGGCGTCGGTGAAGGTGTTGTAAACCCGGAACTCCTGCGCGTTCGCCCCGTTCCGCTGCGCGAGGGTGTTGGCGGCGTCGCGCGCAAGCGTTAAATCACTAGCCGCACCAGCGTTGACGGATGAACTCGTCCAAGATAAAGAATAATCTCCTGCTAGCTTGAAATTGTAGTAACTCATTCTAAAAACGAGCGAATTATTTTGATAGAAGTCAATATTATTTGTAGAAATATTTCTAAATACAAAATCGGCATTTGGGCCTTGGATTTGGCCAGCCAGCACTAAATTCTTGGAACTATCAATCGTCAGCGCCGTCTCCAGCGCATTCTGCGCCGATCCCGACGATCCCGCCGGGGCGACTTGGAAGATGATGGACCCGCCCGCTCCGGTGCCAGTACCCTGAGAGCCTGTGATCGTCAGGTTCGCGCCAGCGGTGTTATTGGTGCCTGCGACAACGGACTGGACGGAGAGCGTCTGCGGTACGGGTGCGGCAGCATCAGCAGCGCCAAGGCGAAGGTTGGCGGCTCCACGGCGGGTGAGCAGCAGATCAGTTGAAAACGCCAACTGCCCTGCGCTGGCGATAGTAAGCGTGTCGGTCGTCTTGTTGAACGTCAGCCCGCTGTCGCCGCCAAACGCCCCGCCGTCGTTAAACTGGACCTGAGTGTCGGAGCCTCCCGGCCCGCCGCTGCCTCCTCCACCTTGAAGGCTGACGCCGGGGCTTGCAAGAGTAGAGAATGTCATGGCAGCGGTCCTCTTAAGCGTAATAGGTGACGTTAAGTTCCGCTGACGCCAAAGCCTCAATGAAGCGGATGCGGTTCAAGTCGCCGTCGTAGCTCAGATAAGTGCCAGCAGCAATCGGCATCCCCACGCTGGCCGTCGGAGCCGTGCCATCATCACGCCAGCGCACGGTCTGCGTCAGCGGCGCGATCAACGCCCGTGTTGCGCCCGCCGGGATGGTCAGGCTGGCTGCCGCCGACAGACTGGTGATCTGCTGATAGCCCAGACAAACAGTGGTGTATTTCAAACCCATGATGCGCGTCCTTATGCGAGGAACTTCAACTTGTAGATGTTGGTATAGTACAAGCCGACAATTTCATCAATCACGTTCTGGAGCGGCGTGCAGTCCTTGTCTACCACCTTATACCGGATTTCTTCGATTTCTGTCGCCTGCCGCTCCAAAAATTCCAGAACATTGTTCGACTTGTCGGCCGACATCAGCATGACCGGCCCGATCAGGCCGTACTTGCCCTGGTACATCTCCGCGAACTTGTCGGCCAGATCAATGATCTCGTCGTAGAAGCCGCCCAGCGCCTGGTGCTTGGCAAACGACCGCGTGTTGAGGTGCGCCGAGTGCGCAACGTCGCGCGCGAGGAACAGCATGCCGAGAAACTTGTCGCAACTGCTCATACAGGGGCTCCTTCGGTCGGCATTTCAGGCGGCAGCGGCATCTGGCGTTCGGACGGCTGCGGCATGGTCGGGCGGCCGTTCGAGATGTCGCCCGTCTCAATGGCCGCCGCGATGGTGCCCATGACAATGTCCTGTATCTGGTCGGGCGTCATGGCGTTCTGGACCGCCGAAATGCGCTTCGTCTCGGCGTCATACGCCTTGATCTGCATCTCCTGCGCTTCCATCGAGTTCTGGATGTTCTCGATCAAGCCCATGGTCTGGTTCAACTGCTGGGTCAGCGCCTCGATCATCTGCTGGGCCGATTGCAGTTCCGGCGACTTGTCGTCTTCAGCCAGCACCTTCGGGTCCAGTATCTTGCGGAAGCGGTCCGCCATCTCCTGCGCCCCCGGCCAGTCCATGTTCTTGATGAACAGGTCGCCCGCCACCTGCCACAACTGCGGGCTGGTCTGGAGGATGTTGGCCATGGCCTCCACTGCTTCCTGGCGCTTGGTCAGATAGCTTGGGCCGGTCGTGATCACGACATCGTAAGTGCCGACCGTCGGGTTGTAAATCTTCTCAATGACGTTGCCAGCAGCGTCCTGAATGGCCCGCACGGCCTCCGGCTGCTGCGGGTTGATCCTGGCCATGCCGACCTCGCCGTCAACGCCGATGATGCGCGCGATGCGCTCGGTGTCGTAGACCTTGGGGATCAGATCGACAAGCTGGCGCGTGATGTGGCGGATGGCGCGGCCCAGATTGTCAACGTAGTGGTAAGTGCCTGTGTCGCCCTCCTGCACGCGCGCAAGGATGGCTTTGCCGGAACGTTCGTTGCCCTGCTGGCCGAGGCTGGCGTTGTACTGTCCGGTCGTGGACTTGATGTCCTCGGACGCGCCCATCTTGGCCTGTATGAGGCCCGTCTGCGCCATCGGCGGCTGAGAACGCTGCGGGAGAGGCAGGACATTTCCCGCGCCGTCGGTCACATCCGGGTTCACTTCGAGGTACGGCCAGTTCGTCGTGTTGGCCGTCTTCCACTGCATCTCGTAGCCTTCGAACTGGCCGCCGTAGCCAATGAAGGGCGCCTTGGGCGCCAAGGCCAGCATCTCGGCCTCCTGGCTGGTCCAGTAGTTGTACATGCGCTGCGCGTCCTTGGCGTTGCGCACAAGGCCGGACACGAACAGGCGCCCGTCCACCTCAAACTCGTTGCCGACGACCCGCACGACCGGAATGTACTTGCCCAGCCACTCGCGCTCGTCCAGCACCTCGTAGCCGTTGGTCTTGAGCCACATGACCTTGCGGCGGTCCACGGTGCGGGTGCGCACCGGCTTTTCGAACATGGCCTTGAGCTGCGCGTCCTGCGGCGAGCCCTTGAACGCCGTGACGTTGCCGGGGTAAAGGTTCAGCGTCGCCTTTTCGTGGTCAATGTAGAAGTACTCCGCGATGCGGATCGTGTTCTCGCTGATCCACATGCTCATTGACTGGTCGCCGATGCCGCGCGCCAGAATGGACGACACAGGCGCGGCGTCGGGGAACATGCGCTCGTAGTCGGCTTTCAGCAGGTCTTCGGTGATGAAGCACCACTGCGCGTCCGATCCGCAGGGGTCCTGGATGGCGGGGTCCATGTAGACGCTGAACGAGTTCCGCACGCGCCCGATGCGCAAATCCTGATCGAAGCTGTCCTCGCGGGCGTACTCGGTCAGCACGCGGATGTAGCCTTCGCCGTAGGTCACCTGGTTGTCGCACGCGGTGTCGTAGGCCACGTCGGCGTCGGACATATACTCAATATGGCGGATGATGCCGTCGAACACCTCGGCTACGGCCACGTCGGCGTTGTCGTCGGCCGGGATGACCTTGCCGCTGGGCCGGTTCTGGCGCTGCTGGTTGGTGACCTGCCGGACGTGCTGTGGCAGCTTGTTGATGGTCAGGCAAGGCCGCGCGTTGATGGTCTGGCCCTGCACCGAGCCGCGCGTTGCCAGCACGTCGGCAGGCCACTGCCACTGATTGTCGGGCGAGCCCGCCATGAAGCGCAGGTCGTCCAGTTCGTCCTCGCGGCTCTCGCTGTAGGCCGACAGCGCCATGGTAAAGCGCGAGCGCATGAGCGCCAGCATGTCGGACTTGTCCGTACCGCCGTTGGCGACCGTCGCTGCCGTCGAGATGCCGTTGTCGGCCATTACTTGCCCTTCTTGCCCTGCGCCTTGCGCCTGACGTTGTATGCGATGGCCAGACTTTGCTTTTTTGGCTTTCCGGCAGCCATTTCGGTCTTGATGTTCTTGCGGAACGCGCCCTTGGAGGCCGATTTCACGAGGGGCATGTCACTTTTTCCGTGTTTTGGCTGATTTCTTGAACGCAGCAGCGGTCGGCGCGCCCTTTGCGCCCGGTTTGCGCATCTTTTCGCCCGATCCGGCGGCGATGCGGGCGCGTTTGGCGTTGATATTGGCGTAAAGTCCGGGCTTTGAGGCCATGTCAGCATTTCCACCGTCTCATGGAGGCTTTGGCGCGCTCCGCGTTCTTCGATTTGGCGACCACGCCACTCATTCTGGCGCAAAACGACGCCTTGCGGCCCTTGTCGGCCGCCGTTCTGGGGTTGGGCGCGGGCGGCTTCAGCTTGGAGCCAGTGGCAGCGTTGTAAGCCTTACGCCCAGCCGCCGTCAGGCCCGCGCCCTTGCTGACGGGGAGCTTCTCCCCGCGTCCAACGGACAGAGAGACGCCCTTCTTGGCCATGTTACACGCAGTGGATGATGGCGAAGTTAAGAACTAACACATCTTCAGGTGACGTAGTACCCGCTAGATTACGCACAACGATGATTGCGGCACCAGAGGCCAAGCTGGT